ACCCCACCCACCACGAATACGCGCCGCCGTCCGACCGGCTCGTACTCCACCGCATGCGCGCCCGCCGTGCCGCCCGCTACACCCTCACCGCCTAGGAGACACCCGTGGCCGCCCACACCCACGCCACCACCATGATCATCCGCCACACCGTCACCGTCCCCGCCCACATTCGCGACGGCGTCTTCATCGGCGACCTCTACCGCGCCGTCAACGCCGCCGAGGACGCCTACCGCCGCGCCCACCCCGACGCCGACGCCATCCCCGACGACGCCATGTGGGTCGCCGGCGACGACACCGGCATCACCTTCACCTTCGACATCCAGGAGCCGACCCGATGAGCACCTTCGACCCCGACCGCACCCTCCGACGCATCGACACCGCCGTCGAGGGTTGGGAGTCCGGCCCCGACGCCGCCCGGTGGCACCCCGCCCTGGCCGACCCGGCGCCGGACATCATCGGCGAGATGTGGCTCGGCCCCGCCGGTGCCGACCCCGGCAACCCCGCCGGGTGGCAGTTCCTCGGCCACGTCGCCGGAGAGGTGAGGACCGAATGACGGCCCGCAGCACCGCCGCCACCCTCCTCGCCATCCTCGTCTGCCCCCTCACCGTCGCCGGCATGACCACCGCCGACTGGCGGCTCTTCGCCGCCGGGTTCCTCGCCGCGGCCGCCGCCTTCACCATCGCCGCCGGCGCCGACCAGGAGGACACGTGATCCCCGTCCTCGTTCGCACCGCCGGACGCACCGCCGCCCGAGCCATCCGGTGGACGGTCATCCTCAGCCGCGGCATCCGCGACGTCGCCACCGCCTGCCCGTCCCTCGACCCCCGCGACTACACCCAGCGGCCAGACGGCCGACCCACAACCAAGCAGGAGCGCCCGTGACCACCAAGACCAGCACCGCCACCGACGTCCTCAGCCTCATCGGCATGATCGGCATGATGGCCGCCTACCTCCTCGGCTCCGCCTGGGCCCTCATGCTCACCGTCGGCGTCGCCCACCACGACTGGTGGCCCGCCATCCCCCCGATCAGCTACACCACCGCCCTCACCCTCACCGCGATCCTGTTCGCGGTGAAGTTCGTCGGCGGGGCCATCGCCGGGATCAGCAAGGCGGGCGCCAAGTGACCGACCCCGGCGGACCGGCCGACGACCCGCTCGTCACCGCCGAGGAAGCCGCCGTCGCCATCCAGGGATCGCCGAAGACCATCTACACCTGGGTGCGGCGCGGGTGGATCACCCCCGTCGCCGACCGGCCGTACCGGTTCTCCCTCGCCGAGGTCTACGCGGCGGAGAAAGCACGCCGCGTGCACTGGCGCGACAGGGGGTAGCTCCTGCTATAGTGGTGAAGAACAGATTGGTGGGCGACCGCATACCCGGAAACGGGTCGGACGCCCATTCCGGGTCCCGCTCGAGCCGCCGCTCGCGGGGCCCTTACTCATGCCCGGCGCGTCTTCCCCAGGCCCCGCCCCCGCCTCACGCGCTCCCACGTAGCCACCCCTAGCTACAGGAGCCCCATGCCCTATCAGCTCCACCACGGCGACGCCCTCGCCGTCCTCCCCACCATCCCCGACGCCACCGTCGACGCCGTCATCACCGACCCCCCGTACAACTCCGGCGGACTCACCCCGAAAGACCGCCGCGGAAGAACCCCCCGTGACAAGTACGTCACCCGCCAGGCCGCGCACGATCTCGCCGATTTCGTCGGCAACAGCCGTGACCAACGCGGCTACCTCGCCTGGCTGACCCTCCTCCTCGCTGAGGGGTACCGCGCAACCCGCCCCGGCGGAAGCGTGCTGGTCTTCACCGACTGGTCCCAGCTCCCGGTCACCTCCGACGCCATCCAGGCCGCCGGGTGGGTATGGCGCGGCATCATCCCCTGGGAGAAGCCCATCAGCAGGCCCCGAGCGAATGGCTTCCGCCGGTCCTGCGAGTACGTGCTGTGGGGCAGCCATGGCGAGCCCCATCGGCACACCCCGACGATCTACCTGCCCGGGGTGCTCCGCGGGTCCCAACCCCGCGGGGCGAAACGACAGCACATCACGCAGAAGCCCGTCGAGGTCATGCGCGAACTGGTCCGCATCGCCCCCGCTGGCGGCACCATCCTCGACCCGTGCGCCGGGGCTGGAACCACCGGCGTCGCCGCCCTCGAAGAAGGCCGGCGCTTCATCGGCGTCGAAGTGACCGGCCACTACGCGGCTATTGCCCGCGAACGCCTCGACGCCGTCCAACCCCGGCAGTCCGCATGACCGCCCCAGGCATCCTCTACGAGTCCGATCTCGCCACTGTCGTCCTCGGCGACGCCACCGACCCCGACATCATCGCCGCCGCCCCCACCGCCGACCTCCTCTGCACCGACCCGCCATACGGTGTGAAGTGGCAGAGCGGCAGCCGCACCACGGCGTGGCCCCAGCTCGCCGGCGACGACGGCACCCTCGACGTCCCCGCCGTCCTCGGCGCCTGGGTGCGCCGAGGACGGCGGAACCGACACGTCTACGTGTTCGGCTACCGCCCCGACCAGCTCACCGAACCCCTGAAACTCGGCGGGACCGCCGAGCTCATCTGGGACAAGCGCATGTTCGGACTCGGGCGCCTCGACACGCCATGGGGCACCGCGCACGAGCCCCTCACGTTCGGCATGTACTCGCCGCACCCATCAGGACGCGCTCGTGGAAATGGCCGGCTGTCCGCCCGGCTCCGCCGCGGCACCGTCCTATCCGTCCCCCGGAAAAACGCCTACCAGGTCCGCCGTCACCCCACCGAGAAACCCGTCGCGCTCATGCGGCAGCTCATCGAATCGTCCACCGTCCTCGACGAACGGGTCTGCGACCCGTTCGCCGGAGTCGGATCAACCGGCGTCGCCGCCATCCTCGCCGGCCGCCGCGCCTACCTCGTGGAGATCGACGAGCACTACGCCTCTGTCGCCGTAGACCGCATCCAGGCTGCGGAGCGAATCGCCCGCGACATCGCAGCCGCCTAATCGTCCCGGCCGCGCTCCGCCACTGGGGGGTGGGCGTGAGCACGGCCGGGCACTTCCCCGATTCCCCTGCGGAGCGGACAGCGACAGCCCTACGATCCGCGGCATGAGCATCTACACGGTTCACCACGCCGACGGCCGCGCCGAGCGCGTCGAGGCCGAGAAGTTCGTCTTCCACGGCGACAAGAACGTCTGGTCCTTCCGTGCCGCCGACGACAAGGTCGTCTACATGGCCACGCACCAGCACCTCGTGTCCATCCGCCCAGAGGCAACCGTCGACAGCGCTGCTCAGTAGTAGTGCTTCGTGGTGCGCTTCCGTCGGGCCGCCGCCGAATGGGTGCCCCACACCACACCCCACAGGCCGCACGTCAGCACCGTCAACCCCAGGTGCATCATGGACGCGCACCCGCTCATACCCGGGCCCGGGGCCCTCGTCGTCACCACACGCCGTCTCGCCATCGCGGCGCCTCCTCCCACGGTCTGGCGCCACGCTACGGCCGTCCGCCCGCACGCGGGGGCCGCTGGCCACACCAGGACGCCCGGTAAACCCGGGCGTGAGCACGACGTCCGGGAGGTGCAGGTGCCAGGCTGGGCCAACAGCGACCGCCGCGAGACGCTCCCGCCCGACTGGGAGAGCCGCGTCCGCCCCGTCATCCTCGAGCGCGACCAGCGCCGCTGCCAATGGCGCACCAGGCGCGGCATCTGCGGCCGCTACGCCACCGACGTCGACCACATAGGCGACCGCGACGACCACCGGCCCGAGAACCTCCAGGCGCTCTGCACCCCCCACCACCGGCACAAGTCGTCCGGCGAGGGAGGGCGCGCGCGGTGGGCGAAGGCCAAGTCGAGACGAACGCGAGAGCCGCGGCCGCATCCCGGAACGATCGAACCCGAACGCGCGGATGTTACGCAGCGTGAGGCCCCAGGGGGGAACCCCTCCCCCCGGTAGGGCCGCTGACCGCCTCGTCATAGCGTCTGCCATCCGGTACGGGTTTCAGCGCCCGGGGTGATCAGCGGAGACGACGCTCCGTAACCATCGTCCGTCCGGCGTTGCGCACGGAGCCGCACGTCAAAGCCTATCTTTCGTTACACGCTCCGGCTAGACTGCACGCATGGCCACCGACACCCGCCGTGTGTGCGAACGCCCCGGCTGCGACGAGCGGCTCCCCACCCCCGGGGCCGGCCGCATCCCGCGCTACTGCTCGACGCGCTGCCGGGTGGCCGCGCACCGCGCACGCCACGCGATCCCCGCCGAGCTGCGCGGCCGCCGACGGTGGGTGCGCCGCGGTGAGGATAAGGCGCCGATCATGATTCGGTCCGGACGGCGGGCGTCGGTGGCGGCGCCGCGCACGTGGGGCACCTACGCGGACGCGGTCCGCTCACCGCACGGCACCGGTCTGGGCTACGTGCTCCGCGCCGGCGACGGCGTCGTCTGCATCGACCTCGACCACTGCGTGTGGGGCGGCCGCCTGTCGACATGGGCGCAGGCCATCGTGGACCGCTGCCCGCCGACCTACATCGAGACGTCGCCGTCCGGGACGGGCTTGCACATCTGGGGGTGCGCCGAGGTGGCGCGCGGCCGCCGCATCCGCCGCCCGGACGGGACCGCGGTCGAGATTTACGGCGCGGGCCGCTACATCGCGCTCGGCACCCGGTGGCGCGGGTCCCCGCTCGAGCTGGCGGACCTCAGCGACCTGGTGGCCGATCTGACGGACTGACCGGCGAGGGGGTGGCCATGGCGTCGCTGGAGGACAAGGTCTTCGGCGTGATCGCCGAGCACCTCGCGCAGGAGGAGGGTGGCGGGTTCGTCACCGGGTTCTACCTGATCGCGGACTACAACGACGCCGAGGGCCGCGAGTCGTGGCTGTACGCCACAGCGCCGGACCAGAACCTGTCGACCACGCTCGGCATGCTGCGAGTCGCGAACGGCGCCGCCGAGTACGAGCTGAAACGCTACTTCGACGACATCGCGGAGGACTGATCCGGTGAGCACGCGCGCTGACCCCGCCCGCATCCGGGAACTCGAAGCCTGGCACGCCCGGTGGGAAGCCGCGCAGGAGTGCGAGATCACCGGCCACGACTTTCCGCCCGACGAGGACCGGTTCGTCATCCAGGACTGGGCGGGCACGGTGCTGCGCGGGATCGGCTGCCGCCGCTGCGGCGCGGCCGCCCCGGCCGATTCGACTTGAGGAGCGCGATGCGCAAGGACATGCCGTACGTCATCTGCGCCCGCACGGCGGGCGAGGCCCGCGAGTGGGCGCTCGAGCACAACATCCCGCGCCGCCGCACCGTCTACGCCAGCAGGGCCGACTACCTCGAGGGCATGAGCAACTTCGCTGTGGTGGAGCTGCCCGGGTTCTGGAACCGGAAGGACGCCGCCGACATCCGCGCGGCGATCGCGCGCGACCAGGCGAAGACAGGCTGAACGTGAGGGGGTGGCCATGGGTTCCCGCGGCCCCGCCCCGAAACGCTCAGACCAGCGTCGGCGCCGGAACACGACGAGCGAGTCCGGCGAGTCGCTCGAGGTGACGAAGGCCCCGGCCGGGTCTTCCGCCCCGCCGGCCGCGCCGGACCCGGATGAGTCCTGGCATCCAACCGCGCTGCTCTGGTACCGCTCGCTCGCCGAGTCCGGCCAGTCCTACTTCTACGAGCCCTCCGACTGGGCCGCGGCCTACGTGGTCGCCGAATCGATGTCGCGCGACCTCAAGCCCCAGGTGGTGCACGTCGACGAGGCGGGCGAGGTGACCTACGCGACCGTGCCGATCAAGGGCGCCAACCTCGCCGCCTACCTCAAGGCGATGTCGTCCCTGCTCGTGACGGAGGCGGATCGCCGCCGGGTCCGTATCGAGCTTCAGCGCGGCGCCGCCGACGATGACGAGGATGCGGCGGTGGTGGCGCTCGATGACTACCAACGCCGCCTCGGGGGCGCTGGATAACCCCGCTGCCCGCCTCGTCACCATGCCGGAGGGGCTGCCCACCTACACGCTGGGGTGGGAGGTCGTCCGCTGGGCGACCAAGTACCTGAAGCACCCGAACGGGCCGCGCGCGGGGAAGCGCTGGGAGTTCACGGACTCGCAGGTCCGGTTCCTGCTGTGGTGGTATGCGGTGTCCGACGAGGGTCGGTGGCTGTACTCCCACGGGGTGCGCCGGCTTGCCAAGGGGTCCGGCAAGAGTCCGTTCGCCGGGCTAATGGCGCTCGCCGAACTGTGCGCCCCGGTTCGGGTCGACGACTTCGACCCGAAGGTCCCCGGGGGGGTGGTCGGCAAGGCCGTGCACATGCCGCTCGTGCAGCTCGCCGCGACCGCGGAAAGTCAGACGGAAAACACCATGCGGATGATCCGCGCATTCGCGCCGAAGGGGTCGCGGGTCGTCGCCGACTTCGGTCTCGACCCGGGGAAGACGCAGTACTACCGGCAGCCCGAGGGCAAGCTCGCCGTGATGACGTCCTCCTCGGCGGCCGCCGAGGGCGGCGAGGCGACGTTCGCCGTCGGCGACGAGACCGAGCACTGGTTGCCCGGGAACGGCGGCCCGGAGTTCTACTCGACCCTCGTCGACAACTTGGCCAAGTCCGGCTCGAGGATGCTGGAGACGGCGAACGCGTGGAAGCCCGAGAAGGGGAGCGTCGCCGAGGCGACCTACCTGGCGTGGATCGCGCAGGAGGAAGGCCGCAACCGGGCCGAATCGAAGATCCTCTACGACGCGCGGATCGCGCCGCCGGACACCGACATGCGGGATGAGAAGTCGCTCGCGCGCGCGCTCGAGTTCGTGTACGACGACTGCTGGTGGGTGGACCGCCGGTGGGTGATGAACCGCATCTGGCAGGGCACCTCGTCGGCGGACGACTCGGAGCGGAAGTACCTGAACCGACCGACGGAGGCGCGGGACGCGTGGGTGCGCGGCGCCGACTGGGAGAAGTGCGCGAAGCCAGGCATGGTGCTCGCCGACGGCGACCAGGTCGTCATGGCCGCGGACCTGTCCAAGCGCGGCGACGCGACCGCGATCATCTTGTGCCGGGTGTCGGACGGGCACCTGGTGACGTGGGGCGTGTGGGAGCCGCCGGACGATCCGTTGGAGGCCCGCACGTGGGAGGTTCCCCGCGGGCAGCTCAGCGCCCGCGTCGCGCAGGCGTTCGAGCGGTTCGATGTGGTGGCGTTCTACGCCGAGCCGGGCCCGCTCTTGTCGTATGTGGACGACTGGGGCGAGGAGTACGGCGACCGGGTGTGCGTCCGCGCGCACGCGAAGAATCCGGTGCGATTCGACATGCGGAGCGTCCATTCGGGCCGCGCGAACCCGGCGGTCCTCAAGAGGTTCACCGACGCCTGCATGTCCCTTCGCGACGCGATCCGCCGCGGCGCGGTCACCCACGACGGTGACCCGCAGTTGCACCGCCACATCGTCAACGCCCGCGAGCGCGACAACAACTTCGGCGTCGGCATCGGCAAGGAGTCGCCCGGCTCGGCGGCGAAGGTGGACGCCGCGGTGACCGCGGTGATCGCACGGATTGCCCGCCAGGACTACCTGGCGTTGCCCGAGTCCCGGCGGCGCCGACCGGCGCGGAGTGCGAAGGTGGTGGTGCGTCGTGGCCACCGCCGCCGCCCTTGACCTGGTTCACCGCCTGTCGCGGAAGATCGCCGACCGGGCCCGCCGGTTCCGGGTCCTCGACGCCTACTACCAGGGGGCCCGCCGCCTCCAGGCGCTTGGCCTGTCGCTGCCGCCGGAGATGGAAGATCTTCAGGTCATCATCAACTGGCCGGGCATGATGGTCGACAGCGTCGAGGAGCGCCTCGACATCGAGGGTTTCCGGGTCGGCGCCACCGACGAGATCGACGAGACCTTGTGGTCGTGGTGGCGGGCGAACCGGATGCAGCAGGAGAGCAGCCTCGGCAACCTCGAGGCGCTCATCCAGGGACGCGCGTTCGGCTGCGTCGGGTTCCCCGCGTCGGCCGGCGACGCCCCGGTGCTGACGGTGGAGTCGTCGCGCTACATGGGGGTGAACCTCGACCCGGTCACCCACCGGGTGCAAGAGGCGCTCCGGCTGTGGGACGACACCGAGTACGGGGTGCCGCAGCGCGCCACCCTGTACGTGCCGGACGCCAACATCCACTACCGGCGCGCGGCGTCGGGCCGCGGCTGGGAGCACGACTACACCGACGACCACCAGCTCGGTGAGACCCTCGTCGTCGCCCTGATCAACCGCGAACGGCTGGCGGACCGCGACGGGCTCACCGAGATGCGCGACATCATGGGGCTCGCCGACGCCGCATGCCGGTCGATCACCAACCTCCAGGGGGCGCAGGAGCTCCTGTCCGTGCCGTCCCGCTACGTCATCGGCTCCGACGGGGCCGTCGACGAACACGGCGACCCGGTGCCGCCCTGGGAGGCGTACATCGGGCGGTACAACACGATCCGAGAGCACGAAGCGAAAATCGTGCAGCTCGCGGGCGCTGACCTGCGGAACTTCACCTCCGTGATGGAGCACTACGCCCACCTCGCGGCCGGCCTCACCGGTCTTCCCGCGCACTACTGGGGCTTCCCCTCCGACAACCCGGCGTCGGCTGACGCGATCCGGTCGGGCGAATCCCGGCTGATCAAGAAGGCCGAGCGCAAGCAGGTGGCGTTCGGCGATGGCTGGGAGCAGATGATGAGGCTCTCCATGCTGGTCGACGGCCGCGACCCGGCGGACTCGGTCCGCCTCGAGGCGGTGTGGCGGGACCCGGCGACACCGACGTACGCGGCCCGTTCGGACGCGGTCGTCAAGCAGTTCCAGGCGGAGCTGATCCCCCGCGAGGGGGCGTGGGAGGACATGGGGTTCTCACCCGAGCGCCGCAGGCGGTTCCGCAGCATGATGTCGGACGACCCCATGGAGCGCTACGCGGCGACCATGGCGGCTCTGGACCGCCGGGAGCAGGCGCGTACGGCGCCCCCGGCCGCTGACGCGCTGCCGCCGGTGCCTGCGGGTGACGGCGCGCCGTGACCCCGGAGGAGTTCCAGCGTCGCCGCCTCACCATCGCCGCCGGGCTGCGCGGGGTGCTGCTGCCCTTGACCCGTCTGCTGCGGCCGGGCATGCCGGCCGCGGAGTGGGCGGCGTGGGTGGCGGCCGCCTACCCGGCCGTGTACCGCGCCAGGGTCGAGCACTGGGAGATCGCCCAGGCGTTCTACCGGGAGGAGCGGGCCCGCGCCACCGGCACCGCCGGCCCGGTGGACTTCCCGCGACGGTACTACGCACTCGCTGCGCTCGCCGCTGGCCTCGACCGGGTGCGGCCGAAGCCTCGGCCGGTCGAGGTGGAGGAGGACGAGGGCACGTCGCGGCGGCGGACGGAGATCGAGGAGATCCTCGCCGTCGCTGAGAGGCATGCCGCGGCCGGCGGCCGTGAGGCGATGGTCGACGCGGCCCGCCACGACCCGGACGCCCTCGGGTATGCCAGGACGACCGTCGGGCTGGAGAACTGCGCGTTCTGCCTGATGCTCGTGTCGCGCGGCCCCGTCTACAAAACGCAGTCGGCCGCGCTGCTGCGCGACGGCACGTCCGAGCCCTACCACGACCGGTGCGACTGCATCGCGACCCCTGTCTTCAACAGGGCGTCGTGGCCGGGCCGCGACGAGTACCTCGAGATGCGCGCCGCCTGGGCCGAGCACGGCGGCGACCTCACCACCTGGCGGCGCTACATCGCGAGCCGCAAAACCGACGAGGCCGGCGAACGCCGGTCCGCATAGACCACCCGCGCCGCACGGCCGCGGGACCGCCCGGAACGGGAGCACCACCATGGATGACCAGCCGCAGCAGGACGCCGGAACGGCCCCTGCCGCCGACACCACCACCGCCGCCGGTGGCTCCGCCTCGACGACCGAAACGGGCGTCGACTGGAAGGCCAAGGCGCGGGAGTGGGAGAAGCGCGCGAAGGAGAACAAGAACGCGGCCGAGGAGCTGGAGAAGCTCAAGGACGCCGAGAAGTCCGAACTCCAGCGCGCCCAGGACCGCGCCAAGGCCGCCGAGGAGCGCGCCGCACAGGCCGAACGCGCGGCGCTCATCCACGCCGCCGCCCGAAAGCACTCCGTGCCCGACGACCTCGTCGAGTTCCTCGTCGGCGACACCGCGGAAGAGATCGACGCGAAGGCGCAGAAGCTCGCCGCGTTCGCCCCCGCCGGTAACACCGGCTCCGACGGCGGCGTGGATG